GGATACTGGTATCAAAACTAAGATTATTAAACAATATCTTCCCATCATGAATAAACTTATCAACGGTTATCTATCATCTATGGATTTCTTTGTCAACTTTAATATTGATGAAAACTTTAATGAGACAATCAAATCCAGATTTAGAGATGTATTCTCATACGCAAACTTTTCTGAAGGTGAGAAGATGCGTATTGACCTTGCACTACTCTTTACATGGAGAGCCGTTGCAAAGATGAAAAACTCAACGAATACAAATCTACTCATTCTTGATGAGATATTTGATAGTTCATTAGATGCAACAGGAACAGATGACTTCTTAAAAATTCTGAATACATTTGACAAAGAGAATGTATTCATAATATCACACAAACAGGATATGTTGATTGACAAGTTCAGAAGTGTGATTAAATTTGAAAAGGTGAAAAACTTTAGTAAGGTGGCATAGTATGAAATTATATAATCAAAGTGAACGATTTTATGAATTACTGGAAGAGATGAAAAAAACGCACAACGCAAAACGTCATGACTACGCTAGTACAAAAGATGTGTTTGCAAACTTCAGAACTTGCGAGTTGGCAGGTATTCCAGCATGGAAAGGTTGTTGTGTTCGTATTGGTGACAAGTTTAGTCGCATCATGGGATTTGCAAAGAAAGAGAAGTTAGAAGTCAAAGATGAGAGTATCAAAGATACTTTAATTGACATGGCAAACTATGCTTTGATTGCACTTATTTTATATGAGGAAAGTGAACGTGGGGAAAAGAAGTGAGTTTGAAAGAATACCCAGAGACTTCTATCCAACACCGTACAATGCGGTAGAACCTCTTTTAAGACATCTACCACGAAAACCATTTACTTTTTGTGAACCATGTGCTGGAGATGGTAGGTTAATTGACCATATAACGAAACACGGTGGTATATGTGATAAGGCCTATGATATTTCACCACTGCGTGATGATATCATGCCGAACGATGCACTTAATCTTACTGATATCAAGACGCAATACATCATTACAAATCCCCCTTGGAATCGAAAGATATTGCATCCCATGATTGAACAATTCTCTAATATGGCTCCTACTTGGTTATTGTTTGATTCGGATTGGATGCACACAAAACAATCTGTTCCCTACTTGACAATGTTAAAAAAGGTTGTTAGTATAGGTAGAGTAAAGTGGATTGAAGGAAGTTCAAGTGTTGGAAAAGACAATTGTTGTTGGTATTTGTTTGAAAACACCCCAAAAGTTAAACCTATTGAGTTCTGGGGCCGAAATAATTGAAAAAAGTTCTGAAAACATCTTGACTTTGTTCTAAAAACAGGTTATAGTATATACATAATCAAAGAAAACGAGGAGATTAGATTATGGCACATATGGTTGAAACAATGGCATACGCTGGTGAAGTTCCATGGCATGGACTTGGTACACCAGTTCCAGCAGACTTGACACCAGAACAATTTATGGTAAAAGCAGGTCTTGATTGGACTGTCGAAAAAGAAGATATCCTTACTACTAGTGGTATCAAGGTAAAGAATAAACAAGCACTTGTTCGTTCAAGTGATGGTTCTATTCTTGATGTTGTAGGAACAGGATGGAATCCTGTACAGAACTCAGAGGCATTCGACTTCTTTGAAGAGTATGTAAATGCTGGTGACATGGAAATGCACACCGCTGGTTCTCTAAAAGATGGTCAGATGGTTTGGGCTCTTGCAAAAACCAAAGACGGTTTTGAGTTGTTCAACGGTGACCAAACAGATAACTACTTTCTGTTCACCAATCCACATCAGTTTGGTAAAGCGATTAATATTCGTATGACACCAATTCGTGTGGTATGTAACAACACTCTTACGTTGTCTCTTTCTCAGAATGCAGACCAGATGTTGACTGTGAACCACAGAAAAGCATTTGATGCTTCAGAGGTAAAAGAACAAATGGGTATCGCCCGTGAGAAACTTGACCAGTACAAGACAATGGCAGAGTTTCTTGGTTCAAAACCATACACTGGTGAGAACATTGTTCAGTACTTCAATGAAGTATTTGGTACGCCTGCGAAAGAAAAGGTAGACGGTGTTCTTCCTTTCACTTCACGAAATGCGAAACTCGCTATGGAGAACTTGCAGACACAGCCTGGTGCTAACTTTGCAGAAGGTTCTTTCTGGCAGGCATTCAATACTGTCACTTACATGACAGACCACCTTCAAGGTCGTGAGGGTGACTCACGAATGGTTTCTTCTTGGTACGGACGTAACCGTAAGGTGAAACTGAATGCACTCAACAAGGCACTTGAGTACGCAGAAGCTGCCTAATAAAAAATTTGTGTGGGGGTTGAAATTTGGTTTTCAATCCCCATATAAATATAGGTGTAGATGCCATTAGGGTCTACATCTATTAATCTTGCTTAATAAGGAGATAAAAAATGACAAACTTAAGCACACTTAGAAATGCCCTTCAGGCATTTGACTACAATCACATGACACCCTATGCGGTGGGCTTCGACAGACATTTTGATAGATTGTTTGACTATGTAACCCACCAAGCAGAATCAACAGGGTATCCGCCTTACAATATCGAAAAACAAGGTGAGTATAATTTCACTATTGAAATGGCACTTGCTGGTTTCGGTAAGAAAGATATCGAAGTTGAGTTCGCTGAGGGTACTCTAACTATTAAATCAGTTAAAGAAAAAGAGGAAAAGGAAACTCTTTACAAAGGTATCTCACAGAGAAACTTTACTAGAAAGTTTACTCTTGCTGACGATATTGTCGTGAAGGGTGCAAAACTCGACAATGGTATGTTGACTGTCACACTAGAGAGAATCGTACCAGAAGAGAAAAAACCTCAATTGATTGAAGTCAAATAAATCCCTTGACAAATAGGGTTTTCTTTGATATGATGTGAACACTTACATAAATTATGGGAGTAATTATGAGTAGAAGAAAACTAAGCAAAAAGCAGAAGGTGTTTAATCTTCTGTCAAAAGGTGAAAACGTAACGTGGAAGACTCTTAGAAAGAGATTTGACCTTACTTCACCGACAAAGATGATTGATACTTTGAAATCAGAGGGTCACTGCATCTATACTAATGACACTGCAAAAGGTGTTGCGTATAGACTTGGTTCTCCGTCAAAGGAAATCATTGCTGCTGGTATTGCGTCTGTACTTGGTACAAGATACGCATACTAAATGTCAAATCGTGAGGGGGTTCTCCCCCTCACACTTATTATAGGATGTATCTGGTGAAAACAATAAACTACAAATATTCAGAAGATAAGATTCTGGATGAACTTAAAATGTACATTGACGGTACATATGACGCACACTATTCACAAAACAAATTTCAAGCAACAGAGTTCATTATGGACAGCGGCCATGGTGAGGGTTTCTGTATTGGAAACATACTGAAGTATGCACAACGGTATGGAAAAAAGAATGGCAAGGACAGAAATGACTTGCTTAAAGTGATTCACTATGGTATAATGGCGTTACATAATCATAATGTGGAGAATAAAAAATAATGGAAAAAGGTTTAGTAAGCGAAACTGACCGCTTGATTATCCTTATGGAAGAAATCGCTTATGCAGAATCACAACTGCAACCAGAGGATACAGGTCACATTCATACATCAATTGCATGGATGAAATCAAGAGTTGAACAAATCAAATCTAAATTGGAGAAATAATATTATGAAACTTAGTAATGATACGAAGGATGTATTGAAAAATTATGCAACTATCAATGCAAACCTTCTTGTGAGCCCAGGCAACAGAATTGCAACAATGTCTCAAATGAAGAACATTGTATCAACTGCAACTGTGTCTGACACATTTGATACAGACTTTGCAATCTATGACTTGAATGAGTTCTTGTCTGCATTGTCTCTTTTCAATGACCCAGAACTTACATTTAATGAACAGAGTGTTAGAATTGCACAGGGTAGTCAAGACTTGACCTACTTCTATTCTGACCCATCTGTTGTGACAACACCAAAGACAGAAATCAGTATGCCTTCTGTTGATGCATCCTTTACCTTGACAAAGGAAACCTTTAATCAAGTGTTGAAGGCTGCGGCAGTTCTTGGTGTGCCTGATATGGTTCTTGATATTGGTAACGATAGTATCATGGACTTGCGTGTGAGTGACCGTAAGAATGATACCTCAAATAGTTTCAGTATTGAGGTTGGTGCAGAAAGTCCAGCAAAAGGTAAGAAGTTCTACTTCAAAGTAGAAAATCTAAAACTACTATCTGGTGACTATGAGGTGGAAGTATCTGAAAAAGGTATCTCTCGTTTCAAGAACGTCAGTAAGGATGTTGAATACTATATTGCACTAGAGACTGCTTAATATGAATGAGATATTATGGGTAGAGAAGTATCGTCCTCAATCTATTGACGATTGCATACTTCCAAGTGAATTAAAGCAGACTTTTCAACAGTTCGTAAATACTAAAGAGATACCAAACCTACTATTATCTGGTACTGCTGGTGTTGGTAAAACCACCGTTGCAAAAGCAATGTTGGAACAACTAGGTTGCACCTACATGATGATAAACGGTTCAGAAGAATCTGGTATCGACACTCTACGAACTAAAATTAAAAACTTTGCGAGTACCGTTTCTATGGATGGTAATCGTAAATATGTTATTCTAGATGAGGCAGATTATTTAAACCCACAATCCACACAGCCTGCGTTGCGTGGTTTCATTGAAGAGTTCAGTAAGAACTGTGGATTTATTCTAACCTGTAATTTTAGAAACCGTATCATTGAACCACTACATAGTCGATGTTCGACTGTTGAGTTTCGTATTCCAAATGAAGAGAAACCGAAACTTGCAAGTGATTTTATGAAACGTGTCGAACATATTTTGGAGACAGAAAATGTTAAAACAAACGAAAAAGTTGTGGCAGAAGTTATATTCAAGTTTTTTCCAGATTGGAGAAGATGTCTTAACGAATTACAACGATACTCTGTATCTGGTGCAATTGACGCTGGAATCCTCGTCAATCTATCAGACACTTCTGTCAAAGAGCTCATATCATTTGTCACGGATAAAAACTTCAAAGGTTGCAGAGAGTGGGTTGTTCATAATCTGGACAATGACCCTCATAGGATTTATCGTAGGATTTATGATAACCTATCTGGCAATGTATCTGACAGCTCTATTCCTCACTGTGTTCTCATACTTGGGGATTATTCTTATAAGTCTGCCTTTGTTGCTGACCAAGAAATTAATCTCTTGGCTTGCCTCACAGAGATGATGACATCGGTGCAGTTCAAATGAGTTATGAACTGAAGGAATACATCAAAACCATAAACAAGACAAAAGAAAATCTCATGGAAGGTGAGGATGAAATGTGGGAAAAGAAATACCCAGCATTCATCATCAACAAATGTCTTGCACCTACTGGTGAAAAGGAGTGTTTACTTGTTAATGAGATGAATAGACTCCACCATCTTGATAACAAGTTACAATATGACTTTTTACTAAATAGTTTAAGGAGTATGAATAGATATGCTCCTTGGATGAAGGCGAAGAAGTCTAAGAACTTAGAGTATGTAAAAGAATATTTCGGTTACAGTAATGAGAAAGCGAAAGCTGCTCTGGATATATTAGATGATGAACAAATCGCCATGATAAAAAATAAGTTGAATAAAGGTGGAAAAAATGAATGAAACATCGTGGAGTCCAGAAGCAATGTTGGAAGTTCGTTTGAACGAACCAGACGATTTCCTAAAGGTCAGAGAAACCCTATCTCGCATTGGTGTCGCTTCTCGCAAAGATAAAACACTCTTCCAATCTTGTCATATCCTACATAAACAGGGTAAATACTATATAGTACATTTCAAAGAATTATTTGCGTTAGATGGTAAAGACACAAACTTGTCTGAAAACGATATCGCTAGACGGAATACAATTGCCAATCTATTATCTGATTGGGGATTGGTAGATGTTGTTGGAACAACATCTGTTGAGGCAGCACCCTTGTCTCAAATCAAAGTAATCAGTTTCAAGGAAAAGGGTGATTGGAAACTTGAAACCAAATACAATATAGGTAAAAAGAAAGATGGAGAGTAACCATGAAACCTGGCGAATACATTATGACCGCTGCGAAAAAGCAGGCGGAAGGAGAGGTAGCAACCCACATTGCTAACATTAAGGTATATCAGACTATGCCTGCTGGTATTGGAGAACATTCTGATATCACCGAAGCAGTTATTGAGGAATTGAATAAACTCGCTGCAGCTGATGATAGGTTGGAAATGATTAATAAGTACTTTAAGGATGACCAACCAACCCTTTTCACTTGACAATATCGAACTAAGGTGATATAACTATATTATGAGATTTTATACTAATGTTGTTCAGTGGGGCAACCACATTCTCGTAAGAGAATACAAAAATGGCGAGAGACTTAATCATAAAGTTAGGTACTCGCCAACTCTCTTTGTTCCTGTCCAGAAAGAAACTGGATGGAAGACTCTTGATGGTAAGAACGTAACACCATACAAACACGACACAATCAAGGGTGCAAAAGAATTTATACAACAATATCAAAATCAACCGCATCTAGTTTTTGGATTAGACAGATTTGCATACACATATCTTTCTGAAAAATATCCAGACAAAGTAGAATGGGATAGTGACAAAATACTTGTTGTTACTATTGATATTGAAACACGTTGTGATAACGGTTTCCCAGACCCAGAGAAAGCTGAAGAAGAGATGCTTTCTATCACAATCAAAAACCAATCGACAAAGAAAATTGTAGTATGGGGTATCGGTGACTATCACACTGACAGAGAAGATGTAACCTATATCAACTGTTCAAACGAAAACGAACTACTTGCAAAGTTCATGAACTTCTGGACTAAACACTATCCAGATGTAATCACTGGTTGGAACACAGAGTTTTTTGACATACCATTTCTTGTTAATCGTGTGACCAAGGTTCTTGGTGAAGACAGGGCAAAAGAGTTTTCACCTTGGGGTAATGTGTCATCACGTTCTGTTTACAGTCACGGTAGACCACAACAGGTCTATGATATTCAAGGTGTTGCAAACCTTGACTATCTACAACTGTATCAAAAGTTCACATACACAAGACAAGAATCTTATCGACTTGACCATATTGCATTTGTTGAGTTGGGTCAAAAGAAAAACGAAAACCCATACGATACATTCAAAGATTGGTACACAAAAGATTATCAGTCATTCATTGACTACAATATTGTTGACGTTGAACTTGTTGACCGTCTAGAAGACAAGATGAAACTGTTGGAATTGTTGTTCACCATGGCCTATGAAGCAAAGGTCAACTATGAAGACGTATTCGGACAGGTAAAATATTGGGATGTTCTAATTCACAATTATCTCAAGAAGAAAAAGATTGTCATACCACAAAAGTCTAGTTCGTCTAAGTCTGACAAATATGAAGGTGCATATGTCAAAGACCCACAGGTCGGTCAACACAAATGGGTTATGTCGTTTGACTTGAACTCACTGTATCCACACCTTATCATGCAATATAATATGTCACCAGAGACACTTGTTACTGGTGATTATATGAAGTTGACTGTTGACAATATGTTACAGGAAACACCTCTGGACGTTCCAGACAAATGTACCATTACACCTAACGGTGCATTGTATCGGAAAGATAAGAAAGGCTTTCTTCCAGAGATGATGCAAGAGATTTATGATGACCGCACCATCTTCAAGAAAAAGATGTTGAAGGCAAAACAGGATTATGAAGATACAAAAGACCCTAAGTATCTCAAGTTTATCAGTCGTTTTAATAACATCCAAATGGCAAGAAAGATTTCACTGAACTCTGCTTATGGTGCGATTGGTAATCAATACTTTAGATATTATGACCTTGCGATTGCAGAAGGTATTACCAAGGCTGGTCAGTTGTCTATTCGTTGGATTGAAAGAGATATTAACAAATATTTAAATAAACTATTAGGTACTACAAATGAAGATTTCGTTATTGCAAGCGATACAGATTCGATATACGTTACTTTTGACAAGTTGGTTAATCAAGTGTTCCAAGAGGGAAGTGATGTACAAAAGATTGTCAACTTCTTGGACACTATCGCTCAAGAGAAAATTGAACCTTTTATTGATAAGTCTTATCAGAATCTTGCATCGTATGTAAGTGCATATGACCAGAAGATGTTCATGAAACGTGAGGTGATTGCTGACAAGGGTATCTGGACTGCAAAGAAACGATACATCCTTAACGCATGGGATGTTGAGGGTGTTCGATACAAAGAACCATCTCTGAAGATTATGGGTATCGAGGCTGTTAAGTCATCCACGCCTGCACCATGTCGTGAAAAGATTAAAGAGGCACTGAAGATAATTATGTCTGGTGATGAGAAAGAACTGAATACATTTATCCAAGATTTTCGTAATGAGTTTAACAATCTGCCAGTCGAAGATATTGCATATCCACGTTCTGTTAACGGACTTGGTAAGTTTCGTGATAGTGCATCTATCTATCGCAAAGGTACACCAATGCATATCAAAGGAAGTTTGATTTACAATCATCTAATTAGTGAGAAAAAACTGAATGCTAAATATCCTTATATTCAAGAGGGTGATAAGATTAAGTTTATTCAACTAAAACAACCCAACCCATTGGGTGCAAATGTCATATCTTTTATGACAAAAGTTCCAAAAGAACTTGACATTCACAAGTATATCGACTATGATACACAATATGAAAAAGCATTTGTTGAACCGTTGTCATTTATCACTGACAACATCAACTGGAACATAGACCGTTCCTATGGAACACAAACAACATTAGAAGATTTCTTTAATTAGGAGAAAAAATGCAAAATAATGTTTTAGACTATAGTAAATACACTAACAATACTGTTAAACTTGCTGACAAAGATTATAGGTTAGGTGCAAAAGTACCATATACGCAAGACCATGTTAAGATAAATTCCAAGGATTTCTGGAATCCAAGGTTACGACCAGAGTGGTTTGATGTTCATCATTTTGGATTGGATTTTGATAAGGTTAGTTTAAGAGAAGCTGACGAACTCAAAGAAGTAAAACTTAAAGGTGATTTGCAAGGTCAAAGATTCAAAGTTAACCCAGCGAAAAAAGATATAAAATCTGATGTTTCTACTAAAGGTAAAGATATTAGAGAACGTCCTATTATTATCGTAAAAGACAGAGATAGTAAAATAGTTCTTTACATTCAAGATGGAAATACTTTTTATATTGTTGGTGAGGAACTTGAATTTCCTAATTATTTGACACTAGAATTTTATAAAAATTCTAACTGGACAGAAACAAATGCAATAGCACTAGGTGTTTATTATAATCTTCTTGGAAAACCAAGTGCAGAAGCAGATAGTGATGATATTCAAAATGCTCTAAAAACAATTGCAGAGTCTTCTGAATTTAAAAAGTTACTTAAAAATCCAAATAAGAATTATGAAATTATATCTAAAAAATTGCATGATTATTGGGAAATGATGCTTGGTGTTAAAAAGAATAAAACTGTTGATATTGCAAATATCATCAATGATATTATTTTTGGTAAGACAAATAAATCTCAAAAACTAAACCCAACTAATGAAGAAATTAAAAGGGATGCAGAAAAACAAGGTTTGACAGATAATCATATAACTAAGTTTACAATTTATGCAGGCTATCCAGAAAAGGTTGTTACACAACATTGGATGTCTGAAATGGGTAAACTTGAAAACCCATCTACTCTATTAAGAACAATATTTAAATTAAGTGGGGCAGAATCACACAATTCTAGTTGGTGGATTAGAAAAGCATACAATCTTGTTACGAAGGTAGAAGAATACAAGCAATTTCAGGCTTATTTACATGACAGCCCTGTACAGACAAAATGTTGTATTGCTGGAGTTTATCAAAATCATGTTGCCAGTGAACACAAATTTTCATTGGGTACTATTGTTTCAGTTGAACAAATTAAAAAATGGTATCAAGAACTTGGTATTGAAGAGGAAAATGATA